ATTTCCACCACCATCTCTATCTACATGAAGTAGCTGTTCGTATGATGATGCTATTGTTTGTGATCCTAAAGCCGCCATAATAAATCCTTTATATTATATCTTCCCACTTGCGAAGTTCAGTATTCCAAGTGTCATTAATTGAGTTCCATAAATCTCTTACTTTACCTGCAATAGCTGCAGTTGCCGTTGCAATACTTGCAATAGATACGGATATTCCTAATTTCATATTACCCTATGTACGCTATAACCATTCCAGAAGTAAGATCTATTTCTGTCCATCGTCCAAAAATAGTAAGACCTTGTGGAAATGTATTACTTGCGTCTATTTGAGCACCGCCTGAACCTTGCGTTGTTGTTTCAGAACCATCTGATTCATCATGTGCTGCTGCTTGTGTGTTAGGATACAAATCTGAATCTTCTGCTACTAAACCACCACTTGCATCAAATACAGAATCTTCTAAAAATGTAATAGCAACAAATACGGAATCTGTTGGTGGACTAGCTGCTGCAGTTGTATCTATAAACATGGATCCAACTTGCCCAGCTCCGATATTACCAGCTTCTACTACTGTATACTTTTGTTTTCCTCCAGCCATCTTGTTTCTCCTTCTTATGCCTTACCGAGCTTGACTATTCTCATGGGCATGTTGATTAAAATTTTTTATGCTACGTCATCTAATATTGCAGCTATTGTACATCTAACAGTTCCAGTAGACGTAGCAGCATGAATATCAGCAGCGTCCAAACCATCTTTAAACTTTAAATTAATAGCTTCACCTGCACCAATTTCTAAAACATCTCCTACTGATGCTGCATCTCCAGCGTCTAAACATATATATACTTTAGCCGATGTAGATGTAGAACCATCTGTAGTTCCACTATTTTTTAAAAATAAATACTTTACATGATCGCTAGTAGTTGTTGTACCACCTTCTGTAAAAGCTGTTCCATTTGCTATTAAATCAGCACTGCTTCCTGTAATATCTCTTGATGCACTATACACCCATTTATCATTAGCATCTGCTTTTGCATATTCTAATTTGCCACCTAATGATTGTTTTATATCGTGATGAATTGCATCTACTGAATCAGCATCTGAATCTTCAGCAATAGTCACTACTGGGGTCATGGATACTACGCCTCTTGCTGTATCTGCCATTATGATCCTCCTTGTTGTTGTGGCATATCACCACGTATTAAAATTTGCAAAGCTTGATTGTATTCAGCTTTTAACTGACCATACTGGCCTTGCTTCCATTGATAATCTATACTATGCTTTTGTATTTTAGCATTATAATTTTGTACATCTGCTCCATATTTTTGCAAAACAGCACCTACTTCAGCTTGATAATCTTGCAATTCAGATCTATATCTATCTAATGTAGCTTGATATTCTTGTACATTTTCTTGAAAATTATTAATAGCATTTTGCAAATTTAACTGAACATCTTTATCAAGATTAGCTTTTTGAGAAGTAAATTGTTGTTGTGCATTTTGTATTGCAGATTGTATTTCTTTTTGAAAGTTTTGATTCTTTCTTTGTATATCTTGCTGATACACTACATTTTCTTTATTAAAAGAATTTAATGCGCTTTGTATATCAGAATTATATTTTTGAATATCTGTCTGTCTCTCAGCTTGCCAAACTCTTAAATCAGCTTCTAAATTTTGTTGATATTCCTGTACTTCTTTTCCTATTTCAGCTTGATAAGACTGCAGTTCATTTGAATATTTTTGCAGTTTTTGTGAATCATCACTTTGAGATAGTTGAGCATCTTGTATAGAAACTTGAAGATTTGCTTGATAAGCAACATTTTCTTCATTGAATTTGTTTAAATTATTTTGAATGTCAGAAGAATACTTTTGTAAATCTGTTTGCCTTTCTGCTTGCCAGACTCTTAAATCGCCTTCCATGTTTTGCTGATACTCTTGCACTTCTTTACTAATTTGAGCTTGATATGATTGCAAATCAGCTTGATATTTCTGCATTAATTGTGAATCATCTGCTTGTGATAAATCAGCATTTTTCATAGCTTTTTGAAGTTCTGCTTGATATTCAACATTTGCATCATTAAATACATTCAATTGATTTTGTATATTAGCTTGGTACTCTCCTATTTGAGCATTGATTTCTTGTATTTTTGCACTTGCTAATTCAACATCTTCATCTGTAGATATAAATGTATCTACCGTGCTAAATGAAGGAGAAGCAACTGGAGGAGTATATACTGGAGCAGTTGTACTAAAAGTTACAGAATTATTTGTTAAAGCAGGCGCTACTGGAGCAATTGCAGTTATACTTAAATCTGATATAGTTGGAGCCGAAGATAAAGCAGTTATCGGCTGAGTATAACTTGGAGCAGTTGCTGAAAAACTTACGCTATTAGAAGTTAATGCAGGAGCTATTGGAGCTACTGCAGATATGCTTAAATTAGATATTACAGGAACCGCACCTAATGTTAACACAGGTGGAACATAATTAGGAGCGCTTTCTGTTAAAGAAGCCATATCACTAATAGAAATTAATGGCTGAGTAATATCGCTTACACTTGCATTTGTGTATGTAAAAGAAGGAGCAGATGGCGTAGACGGAGATACAGGCAAACTAGGCGCTGATATATCCGAAGGTAAGCTAGCTGTTTTATCTGCCATTAATCTTTGCAAACATCTAACAGATCCACCTAATACCAATAATCTTTCTGCTTCTTGTGGAAAATTTACTACTGTAGAACTACCATGTACTATTGCTGTGCTTCCATCTGTAGTAGGTATTTTAGGTACATAATGTAAATGTCCTGATGTAGCTCCACTACCAGCAGCTCCATTTACATATACTTTCTCATCTTCTAAGTAATATACTGGATCTGTATCACTAGCTGCGTATATAGATGTAGTATCATTAAATTTAGCTTTTTGTATTGCTGGTATTTCCCTAGCTGCTAAATCCCCTTTATCTACTGCTAATACTTTTTTACCTGCAGTAGTTAAACCAGAAGATGTTATTGCAGTAGTTTTAGCTACTTGTAATAACTTTTCTACTGGTAATACATCTATAATTTCAGCTCCTATATCTTGAATAGAAGTTGAAATTAAATCATCATCTCCAACAGATCCTATTAAATCTTCTATTTGTGTTTTAAAACTCATGTTATTTCAGTATAACTTGTGGATGTAGTACTTAATTCTGTATAAGAAGTACTGTTTCCAGATACTTCCGATAAGGAAATAGCTACATCCCATGTTAAAGGAAATGTAATTGTATCCCAACTTTCTGTTAAGTCAGACCAATATCCTGTACCTGTAAAAATTTCTACCATTAATAATCGTATTGTCTTATATGATAGCCAGAGCCATCTCTTCCTTTATTGGCATATTTTTTTCCTTCTCTTATGCACATTTCCCATTCATTATTAAAATATTGAGCTGCTTGTAAAGTAGCAGGGTTTAGCTCATACCCTTTGGCTATTGCATATTTAGCCAATGCATCATGAAACTCTGCTGGAATTGCAGGGGATTCTGTCATAGTAATCCCTGTCCCAGATGCTACAAAATCTTCGTCCAATTTTACAGCATGGATCGTAACTGTTTTTACTTCATTAACAGAAATATAATCTGTGCTAGTATCTACATCTGATACCATAGCTAGCCCAATGGAATCTCTTTCTATCCACCAAACTTTTTTTAAAGCTGCTGTTCTTTGATCAACTGACATCTGTTTTCTCTGGTTTGCCCACTAAACGTGGTATTTCATATCCATCATAATCAACTCTAGTAATTTCAGATATACTGTCATCTAAATCATAGTATCTTGTATCAGCAGTAGTGCTAAATGTATACATAGTATTTAATATTCTTGTTTTTCTACAAAACTCATCTAATGCTTTATTTAAAAAAATGCGTATTTGCGTTTCTCCTAAATCAGGATGATGTTGCTTTACTATTTCTATTAGTTGTTTTTGTGTCATTTAATTTTTAAAGGCTTTTTTAAAGCATCTATTACAGACCTAAACATTGATTTCTTTTTTTTCTTTTTAACAATCATTCTTTTTGTACTGTTTGTTTTATTTGTATTCATTAACATTTTTTATCCAATGCTAGGGGAGCATAAAGCTCCCCCAACACGTTTTGTTTGCTTTGTTTAGTTATCAAACGTTATCCCAGCATAGTTCTGAGCAAACGCTTCTACATACCAACCTGTTCCGTCAGAAACTAATCTAACTCTATCTCCCTTAAGAGAAGCAGAAGAAAAGGTTATCTTTGTATTAGCAGAAGCCCCTACATCAGCATCTGTTCCAGCACTCTCTCCCTGAGTAGAACCGTAAACGGCTCCATAAAAATCCTCAGAAGCTGCAGCTTGCACAATTGTACATACTGCAGTACTGTAATCAGCAGACTGAATTATCTGAAATTCTAAACCAGCAGCTGCAGATGGAAGTGTAATATCCACTCCATTTGCTCCCATTAGAATAGTTTTTCCAGAATCAGCAGGAACTAATGTTGCATCAGCACTAACTGTTTTAATGCCTGCACTTGAACCACCTAAATAAGGTCTAGCCATAATAAGCCTCCTTACGCTGTGATCTTAAACAAATGATGACTTTCAATTAGCTGTATACCAACACCTTCATCAGACATGTATTGATCTTTAACACCATCAAAGGCATTATCGGTCTTAATGTTTGTCTGATACATAGATGGACGATAAACTGCATGGAACAGATTCTCATCAGATACAACTGCCATGTACTTGTTGTAAGGTCCACGTAATGCTGGAGTTGGAATCAACTGCAACATACCGTGAGGTGTTTCAAGTACTCTGTAGTTAAAACCAAGAGCATCACGTTTCATGTCTCCAAGAGAAACTGTCCAACCTGAGTTGCCAGCTATTCCTGAAGCACCAGCCATTTTAGACCAGTAACCAAGTGCTCCAGCACCACAAAATGCACGCTTAACGCCTGCTTCTGGAATGTACTGGAATACTTTTTCCATATCGTCTACAAAGTTACTGTAACCATAAGAACTGTCAACAGTAAATATGTTTTGTGCATCATGTGTAGATGTAGAGTTACCATATTGTTCTAAAGCTGAAACAATTCCGTAAGTAGTTCTTACAAGATTTCCATCAGCATCTGTTCTTCCACCATCAGCTAAAACACCTTCTGCAGGATCTGAACCTAAATTACCAGCATCATATGCTGCATCTCCAAGACCAGTTCCACCAACTCTCTTACCAAATAAGAAAGATTTTTCTTTCTGCATTTTGTGTTCTTGAGCTTTTTGCCTACGAAGTCTAGCCAATTCTGAAGACTCACCACGAAGTACTGCTGCTTCTAAAGTACCAGTAACTTGTAGGGGTGTCTTAAAAATTTGACAAGAATTGTAAACAACATCTAGTTCATCTGCCCATGCTTCTGGAGCTGAACTACCTTCACCGTGTGCATTACCAACAACGATAAAGTAATCGTTATCTGCAACATCTATCGCATCGTCACCTGCTGGTTTAAATTTGATAGTGTTTGAGTCAGTAATAGAAGAAATAATAACATTTCCTCTTTTGGTGTCTTTGTCGCTATTCCATACTTCACAAATCAATCCAATCCATGAACTATCGCAAGACGAATTAAGACCTACGATATTATCAACATCCATATCTCCAGATTCTGCATCTGCTGCAGTTCTGTTAGCAACGTCTGTTGCAGATTGAAACTCTTGTTTTACCCAAGGATTACGATGTTCAAACATCTTAAACACTGGGTCTGGGACTTTTCGCATTTCCTGATTACTAATCATTGTAGTAAAAGGGGCAACGTCTGTCCATAGCTCCTTAGTGACCTGCGGATCTACGTAAAAATTCCGTCTATCCGTATAAAGTACACCAGAAGCTTTTAGTAGCTTTTCTGTAGCTGCCATTTGTGTCTCCTATTATTCTAGTTTACTTTACAACAAATTACTTACCAAAAAAAGCATCGTTAAACAACTGCTCATCAGATCGAGGTTGTTCAGCTTTTCCTGTCTGCACTGCTGCAGTTTTAGGAACAGCTAAACGCTCTGCCTGATTTTGCATTTCTGTTTTACGTTGCTGTACTACTGGGTCAGCATTTGTTCTTAATTCAAACAACTTTGCTAAATTATCCATCGTTAGATTTTGAGGATTCTGAGACCAAGCAACAAATTCAGCAGCTTTTGTCTGATCCCAACCGAAGTTGTTTACAGCATGACTCATCGCTTGGCGTTGAATCATTTGCGCTTGCTGTTGTTGCATTTGTTGTTGATATGCTTGTTGCATCTCTTCTTCTCTTACTTGATCTTTCTTTTGAAGATAACCAAGATACTCATCACGATAGTTTTCTTTAGCTAACCGATACTTAAATGAATCACTTTCTGGATCATTATAAGCATCTACCTCATTGTATGAATGTGGTCTTTCAGGCGCTGATGGCTCCTTCAATGAAGTCTCTTGCAATCCATTAGGGTATGCTTGAGGTTGTCCATTGGAGGGTGTCTGTTCTAACTGGTCAAGAACTTGTGGGTTATTACGAATCATCTGCTCAACAGGAGCAAGACTATTCTTATAATAATCCAGTTCTTTACGAATCTGTCCTAGTTCACCCTTGGCTTTGTCAGCTTGTGATTGCCAATATTCAAAACGAGTTGAGTCGTCTTTAGAGGAAGTTTCTTGTGTTGCTTCTTGCGTAATTGGTTGATCCACACCTGTAGCATTTTCTACAGGTACTTCCTCTGTAGGTATAGTAGGTTGCTCTACTTGTACAGCAGCCTGTTCTACCTGTGCATCACCAGCATTACGCATTTCTATGATATTCTCCATTACTTTTCCTTTGCGATTTGGTTATTTCCAGCAACCGCTTTCTTCAATTTTTTCATTAACTAAAATCCTCTGGCATTATTGTATCACCTTGTGGCAAATCTTGAGTAAATGGATTTTCTTCATAAATAATTTTTTCATCTTTTACTCCAACCATTGCAGGTGCACCTTCTTTTTGTTGTGCCATTTGCAAAAAAGCAAGAACATAGTCTGTTGCTTTTTCATGTGCAACAGATCTAGGTACTAACATTGAATCAAATTCATTAGTTAATTCTCTTTGTAATCTTTGCATTGTTTTATCAACATACTCAGGATCGTTATTTGGATCCCAAGTTTTATCTTTCCATTGTTTTAATTCTTCGCCAAATGCATCAAATTTCTGCAAATGCTTTTCTTCACTTATTGGATCATACATTAATTGATCCATTAAAAATGCAGTTCCTCCAATCCCAGCTCCACCTGCTATTAATTCATCTTTATATTTAGAGCCAATATTTTTCCCTTTTTTTAAAATTTCTTTTGCTATTTTACCGTATGCCATCAATACTCACCCTCATAAAGCTCTCTACCTTTCATATATTTATACATTAAATATGGAGCAGCAGCGGCAAATAAATAACTTGGAACTCCTGCAAAAGGTCTAAGCTTAGTTAAAGCTTGAGCCATGCGACTTGTTCCTTTAGCTCCTTGCAAAGCTGGTTTATTTAACATATGTTGACTTAAAATATTAGAACCTCTTCTTGATGCATCAATTTCTTCTATTAAAGTAGGAATTTGCATTGCTCCTGCAGCAATAGAATTTTTACGTGCATCTTCTTCATTGTCACTAAGAATTGGGGCAAGTACTCCAAATGGAGCTATTCTTCTTGCTACATTAGACAAAGGAGCTATAGTTTTTCTATATAAAGGATTTTTATATTGCTCTGCATGACCTAACTCATGAGCTAATATTCCATAATTACTTCGAGGAGCATTGACAGTATGAGTTTTTGGATTGTAACTAGCAGTAAATGTATCTGTCCATTTAGGCATATTTACACCCAAATTTGAATATATATTTCTCATGCTAAAATTAGTAATTTTTAATCTTGGATCTCTTTGAATAGATTCATTCATTAAAGCAGACGCTAAATTTCTATTAGAACCACCAAATTGACTTGCTCCATACATGGCAAGAGCACTGCCTCCCATTAGCCCTGCGTTTGGTATACCAGACTCTATCCATCTTCTAAAATCTCTATTTCCTTCTGGGTGATAAGTAGTGCTCATTATCTAAAATCCTCTGCACTCATAGTATCGCCTTGTGGTAGGTCTTTAGTAAATGGGTTGCTTATTTCATTTAACATTCCATTTACTATGCTATCCCAATCTTGTTGATAATCACCTTCTGCGTATTTATCATAATCAGGATTTGCCTTTATTATCTTATCAATATCTGTAATAATTTTTTTAGACTCTTTAAGATTTCCACCTGTTAATTCGTATACTTGATTAACCATCATAAATGGTATTTCTAAAGCATTAAAAGCATTTGACATAGTAGAATTAACACTTTCAAAATGATTTTTTAACTTTTTAATATCAGGATTATTTGCTAATGCTTTTATTTTATCTATTTCCTTGCTCATTACTCTTCTAGCCTTAACATTTCTTCATTCATCTGTCTTTGCTCGTTTCTACGTGCATCAAACTCTGCTATATCTTCTTTAGCTACTTTCAGCTCATCTGCAAGACGAGTCTGATATAACTTCTGAGCCATTTCTACTTTAGCTTCAGCTTTTGCAAGTTTCTTTTCAAATTCTTTTACTTCTACACGCTTTCTATCGTGTAAGGACTCACGCTGTGCTGTTTGCAGATCTCCCTTAAGATTCTTAATCTCTTCTGTCTGTTGTTGTATCTGCGATTGCATTTGCTGCATTTGCCCAGCACGTTCTAATACTCCTTCCATGTCAGCAACATCTGTTTGCTTTAATACTTCAATCTGATCAATAAGACCACTTTTATATAATTCCATATAGTACTCAAACCGTGCCCAGCGATTAGATGGAAGAGTTGAACCTGATAAAATTACTACATCATATTTTCCAATAGTAATATCATTTACTTTGCCCATTAAATTGCCAATATCATCATATATAGGGCTATTAATTTCCATTTCTAATGGTCTGTTATTAGGTTGCATAAGCCTAAATACTTTTTGATCTGTATATACATATTGAATAAGACCAACTACTACTTTAGCTAATTGATTAAGACACTCTTCAATATCGTCTCTTTTTGATTTAATTCTACGTTGACCAAATTCGTCCAGAGCAACAGTACCTTTAAAGGTTTGAGGTGCACTACCAATATCACCCTGCATCAATGCGTAAATTCCTAATATTCGTTCAATATCCGCCTTTGCATCTGCTTCATTCTTATATAACTCATTCGGTAAAGGTACTGGCCCTGCAACAATAGGTTGTCCTAATTCAGGATCAAATTCAATAACGGCTGTACCAGCTTTTCCCCATTCAGCCTCTAAATGAGCTTTATCCATACTTCCTCTAGGAATCAAAAGTTTTACATTAGTAGAACTGGAAGCATGCGCTACAATTAAAGAACGTATCTTATTAATGTACTCCTGTAGCCCTTTGACAAGCCTAACGTCACTCATAGGGTACGGATTACGATTAAACCCATTCATAAAAGGAACAATTGGATACTCTTCTATTGGTAAATCAACTAAAAACATTTTATGATCACCAACACTAACGCATTGTTGTACTTGAGTTATTTCTATTTCATTGACCATAATACCACCATCTTGAATTAAATGCTCTTTTGTCATTATATCAATTACAGTAGTACTATTTGGTATAGCTCCAGCATGCTCTTCGCCTTCCATAGGAACAGGTTGTCCTGTCATAGGATCTTGCATTAAATGAAAAGTAGAACCTATTTTTTCTGCCATTTCCATATATTGACTAACATTTGCTTTATCCGTATAAATTGTTTGTTCTCCAGCATTTGTTATTAATACAATAGGCTCTTGTTTGTATTCTTCATATTCAGCTTCATTTAATACTTTTTGCTCATCACTTAAAGGATCATATATTTTGTAATAAGGAAGTTTAATTTTTGTATATCTTTCAAATAGCTCTAATTCTCTTTCATCTGTAATAGACTGACCAGTCAGTCTTCTCTTTAAAGTAACATCTTCATTCATTAAAGCATGTCTTGAGTCAGAAGCTGTATTAAGATAATTAGTTTCACTGCTATTTCTAATAATATCTTCAAACTCAGGATACATTGCAATTAATTGAGTTTGAGTAATAATCTTACCAACAATAATATGAGCAGCATCTCGACAAAAAGGATCTTTACTGCTTGGATCAATAAATAACTCTAGTGGGTCTATTGCTTTAATGCTAACCTCACCAGCGCCAAAGTCGGCATCGGGATTTATATAAGCCATCATAACGCCCATGCCTTTTACATAGTAATCGTCTATTGCCTGTTTTAACTCTACATTGCCATTAGAATGATCCCAAATGTAAGCCATTAGATCGGAAAACATTCTGCCGACCTTGGCATCGCTATTCTCTCTTGCAGTGGATTGAAATTTTGGATTGTTTGCAGTAAGCATGGCTTTTGCCTGCTCAACTGCAGAATGTACAACATTAACTACTAATGGCTCTTGTGCACGTTTACGTAACGCTGTTACTTGATCGTCCGTCCATTGTTTGCCGTTACGAAACTCATTATCCTCAACAGCTTGCGTTACCCAGTTCTCACGAGCAGACGTATAGTCATTTAGTAAGTCTTGAGTTAGTTGTACGTCAATATCTTTTTGATTATCCTGATGCAATGTAGAAATTTAGGCTTTTGTTCCTTAAACGCTTACTTTAAGCTTTTGTTCCAAATTAAGCTATCTTCCAGCTTATATCGTCCAAATTATCTAGAGTATAAGACTTTTTATTTTCTTTTACAACGCTTTTATGATGAGGAGGGTAACATTTTTTCATTGCGTAAAAAAGCCCATCTAAAAGATCGTCATGTTTCCCACGAGGATATAAGAGAAGCTCGTCACGTAATTCATTCATAGATTCTAGCATATACATCTTTTTTTGTGCAAAATAAGGTTGCATAGTTTCTAGTCGTGAAGATTTGCTAGTTCTAGGGCTTTCTTTTATTTCAAGACCAGATATAAATATTTTTTCTTCATCACATCGCTGCCTTAAGTATTCTCGTAGCATTTCCTGATAGCCTACACTTTCTACTCGTACCTTTACTGGCTTAAATATCTTAAAGTATTCAATAATGCTTTCTGCAAGTTGCATGGGAGTTGCCCTTTGGCGGTAATACTGGAGAATATACCTGTTGTTGTTTTCGTCTACCGCAATGGGCATGATTACAGAGTAGTCTGCCGTCTTGCGAACCGAAGAAGCAGGGTCAACCCCCATAAACACATTCACAGGAAATTCTTCTTTATCGTTTTTTAAATAATGATTTCCTACTTTGTCAATTTTTAATTCATAGTTATGATATTGAATATATTTTTCTTGAAAGAGCTGGTCTTCGTCTCCAACAATTTGGCACATATATTCACGATAAAACACACTAGCTCTGCCAATAGATTCTAATTCTTCTTTTTTTTGCAATAATTTAGCTATAGGCTGCCAATCTTCCCATAGCGCTACATTTTTATCTAAGTCTGGAGCAAAATGCATATTTACCCAGCCTTTCATTTCTTTTAATACTTCAACCATGCATCTTTGATGCTGTGGCGTACCAATTACTATAATCTTACCTTTTTTAGGGTCTAATGATGGCACAGCACTCTGCAATAACCAGCGTAAATTAGCTTCCATAGCTTCAGCAGTTTTTGTATTGTTCTCATCCTCTGGATCATCTACAATAATCAATGTAGGACGCTGACTGCCTACCTTAATACCACGTAACTGCTGTCCTGTACCTTTGCATATAATCATTGTGCCGTCTTTAAGCTCTATTTCTGACTTTGCCCACTGCTTTGCACTGTGCTGGCCCCAATACCCATAGATTTGCCTGAAGGTTTCGCTGTACTCTATAGTATCCTTGATAGTTCCAAGGAGCTTAATGGCGTGATCTTGAGTACGGGACACTAGCACAATAAGTTTTGCTCCACTGTCATTTATGATGTGGAAAAGGGGGTAAACACCTCCGACAATAGAGGATTTAGCATGACCACGTGGAGCAATTATGTTCACTTGTTTGTTATTATTATCTGTTATAGCCTTTGCTATCTTATAATGAAAATCAGGAGATGCAGCAGAGAACATATTAGACATAATTACCTTGCCAAACATAATCATGTTGTTTTTTAATTTATTTTGTATATATTTTCTATCGTCTGCCACGTTTTTTTGGCTTCCAAGGGCATTTTTGTATATTATGCACCTTTGTTTCCAATATTCCCCCTTTTTTTAGCCCACAATGTACATTATCTTGGTATTTACCAGCAAATGGACATTTTTTTTCTTTAACAATACAATATTCAAACAATTAATCGTATTCCAAAGAAAGATGGTCATATAAATACCCATATGTCTCCATTTCACGCAATGCATCTATAGCGATATTAGTTACATTAGCATCTTTGCTATTATGCATTACAGCAATTACATGTAACGCCCTAATAGCTACATCTAATTGTTGGTTTTTCATATGATCGTCTGTTACGCCATCATATTCTCTTTCTGCTTCATTGACTTGCTTCATTTGTCTCGGATTTCCTTTGTAATGTTAACTTTTTTTCTTCTTTAGCAATAGTATCCGCTATTTGCTTTGTCATATCCACCTGTATTGTATCTGTTATCATCTGTTTATTAGGCTTCATCTCTAATAGATCCATTAAATAGTCATTTGCCTTTAAAAAGTTGTTAACATCGCCTTTATTTTCAGCCATTTGTAATGCACGTAGTATATTATCTACTGCAAATTCCTTATTAATGGCTTTATCTAGTAATAATTCTTTTATTTTCTTTTCTACCATACGCTTTGCTACCTTCTGTTTAAGGAATCTGCGTACCGTTGCAGTCGGGATCTTCTGGTCAGGTCTATATATCTGACTAAGAGCCTCATAGTCCACTTTTCCATTTTCAAAGACCATTTGTGCATATGCGGCAACAGTGTTTTTAGCACGTACTTTTCCAGATTCTTCTTCATCCCATGTCCTTTTAGGGTTTGTTTTACTATATACCCCATATTCATGATTTGTTAAAAAATTTATTTTAGAAAAACCACTATCCCATCCTACACCACAGGTAAGTTTAACGAATGTTTTAACTCTACCGTTTTTATCTGTGTAGTTTTTCCTATCATAGCATTCAGCCACAAACCCATCATCTGTTAATCCCCAGTCTCCCACTTCAGCTTGACGCCAATATACATAATCAAGCTTTTTATCTTTAGCTTGTTCTTTTGTATATACTGGATATTTACCAGTTTTTCCATTAATTTTTCTTTTAATTTCCACGTTTAGCTATATGTACATAGAGCTATATGGTCATATAGCTATATGGTTATATATATATCTATATGTTTTAATCCATACTCTCATTAGACTTTGTATCCATGTTTAAATTTTGCTGTATAATTTTAGATATAATCTCATATTCAGCATTAATAGAGTCAGTAATATGCTCTGATTCTTCTACCATTTTATCATACTGCTGCTGAGTCATTATTTTCTTTTCCCAGAGACCAGTATTCATATTAAACACTTCATATTCTTTTTTGAGCTTACTTTTCATAATTCACTTTAAGTTAATATAGCTAACTTACATATTTCAACGCTTTAAACATATAATTGTTTCATAATACTCTTTTCAAAATTGTAACAAGAATGGGAGTGGGAGGAACATATTACAAGTACCCCCCTTGTAATTGGGTTGCCTTGGGTTGAATCCGTTGAGTTGGTTGGTTTAGGATAGATTGGTTAGATGTGTCAGCTAGCTACACTAACTGACCCAGCTATCTTAACCATGCACTCTTCGGTCACACCATGTGCTCTTTACATTCACACATGTATGCCCATGATGAGTACATATATAAATCCCTACAGTACTGTAGCGTACTGCATGCCTTTATCTTCCTTTATGTATGATACCTAACTAACTACTAAAGGAGTAATCTTATGGGTACATTTACTAAAGTATTAAAGAACACAGCATGGTTTACTGTTGGCGTTACAGCCATAGCAGTAGAGAAAGCACATAATGGAATCAACACAATCGTAAAAGAGGTTGAATCTGGCAGGCCTCAAGCACTTGTCAGAAAACATTGTACATTTATCAAAGATAAAGATCCTAGCTTATCTGATAAAGCTAAAGAACAGATTAATAACATTAAAGCTAAGTTTAATGCATCATGTACAAATTAATCAACCTATTACATAATCTAGTCATAGTCGTACTTTGTGCATTTCTTGCTACAAGTATGATCTATGGAATGGCAACAGTTATCTGGCTTCTCTTTGGAGTCAGATAACTATAAAAGGAGCAACAATGAGACATATAATTATAACAAACATTGTTAATCAAATGGTTAATAATGGCTTACCTAAAGATGAAGCACCAACATTTGAAGTTGAACGAATCTTATTTAAAGAATTAGATAAACTCAACAACAATGTTTTATTTCTAATCTACTATAACTTAAAGAAATAAAAGCTTCCTCTATGTATAACAAATCAGTCTACAATACATGTTAGTTAGACTGGGGTTTTTTTGCCTTCAAGGTGTTTTTCCCTAACAAAAACATGATAACACAAAAGAGTTAGGGGGATTCATATCCCCCTTCTCTTTAAATATAACTAACCATAAGGAGTAAACAATGTCCATATTCACACATGTAAGAAAACAACCAGTACATGATTTAGGTCATATTGCATTAGTCGCAGTTCAAGAATTAATAAAATCTAAAATAGATGATAAAGATAGTCGTATTCATCTTTTAGATGGAAACGGTGATAATTATATAGATATAAGAGAATTTATTAATAAACGAGGCGGATCTATTGACGGCAACTTACATGATCTATTAAAAGTTAATAATCTATTACTACAATACGGAGGTTAATCATGAGAGCAAATACTAAATCTCAGTTTAAAAATACCGAACTGCAAAAACGCAAGGGAGGTAAACACGCCCCCTATAAATCTACTCGATTACAGGACAATACTAAAATTGCACATCTAAATACTGCAATTATTGGTAAAATGGGCGAAAATCGAGTAGAAAATCACTTACTTGAGAATGATTATCAAGTATTTAACCAATCTGCAGATACTTGGGGAATTGATCTTGTATGCTTTAAGCCAAAGCTTTGGAAAAACGAATGGAAGATCAATTTAATCACAGTACAAGTAAAATATCATACTATTGCCTACAATACTTCCTATGGAAAGTCATTAAAGGTCAATATTACTGAAAATTACGCAGATTGGATCGCAGTACCTATTGATCGTGGATTTATAGATGATTATGATCATATTATCTATTATCCTAACGAAAAGAAAGGCGTCCGCCATGTACGAGAATTTTCTTTCAAAGAGAAATACCTCGAATCAAAGTATAAAAACCAAAACCCACGCAGATGGGCTACAAATTGGTATAAACTTCCAACACCAAAACCTCAATCTGGTTGGAATAAACTCATACAATCACGCACATCTTGTGATTAATTACTAGAGGGTTGTGCAAACAAGTCGCAACCCTCACACCTTCCTCTATCTATAATAATCAAAAGGAGTATAAAATGCAATTAAGCGAATGTTGTGGAGCTATTGTATATGATGATACAGACATTTGTTCAAAATGTTTAGAACATTGTGACATATATGATGATGAAATTGACTATGAAGAAGTAGAAAAAGAAGCAGATGCAAGAAATGTCACTATGGAAACAGTTATACAAGATTGGAAAAATGGAAGTAAATATAAATGGCTTCCAAGTCCAAAGGGTTATATACTAAATAACAAAAAATAAAAACAGCTTCCTCTATTTTTGGATGCATGGTGCGTCCAATTACTAACCATAAAAAAGGAGTCAGACAATGACTAAAATTAAAGATCTATTAAAATCGTTTGCAGGTATAGCTAACAAAGCACCTGAAAAACCATACGGTAATCTATGGTTGCAGAAAAGCAAACAAAATGATGACGGAACATATGAAAACCTCAAAACAACTGTAGAACAGATGATGAACGATACAACTGATGAATACATTTACAATGTTTGGTCAGAGTTTTCAGAAGATGGTGCTAAAGACTTTAATGAATTTGTAGAAACTGAACTTATTCCTAATGGCATGAGAACGCTTGAAAGCACAGCTAAAATGTCTAAAGATCAAGGTTCCATACGCTACATGATAGCACGACCAATGAACAGTTAACATCACACAACACACAAAAGCACATGGGTACATCCTATGTGCTTTTTTTACGCTTCGCTACACGAAGCGAAACAGCTTTTTTAAAAAGGTGCTACGCTCAGTAATATAAATTTCTGGACTGTCGAACAAGAAACAAATTGACTGTAAGTGCAGTTATTAGTATATTTAAAGCCCTTCACAGGGGGAGTAAACAAGACATCCATAACAAGATTTTACTTATGGTTAGGTAGAACAGCACGCTTGTGTATAAGGGAGCAGTATCTTTTATGGTACTGCTTCCTTTATTTCTAATAATATGGAGGAATATATGAGCAATCGTAAACAAATGTTTAAAGATGCAATACAAGATACATTATCAGAATTATATTGTATGCATCATCCAAATGAATCACTTCAATATGCAGAAATCACAGTAACAAAATTTGTATCTTGGAGTGATGTACCAATTAAAGTATATCATGATATTGAATATTGTCCTAAATGTTTTGAAAAACATGAAACAGGAAAAGAATTTAAACATGATATAAAACCTAAACCATTATTCACAAACATAAAAAGGAGCAACAATGCAAGACATGAAAAGGCGTGAAATACAACAAATGAAATTAGAAGGAGCACTTTCTACGTTAGAAAATTATCCTACTGATTTAAATATGATTAGTCAGAGTATTGATGAAATTTATGATATATCACATAAACTATTAGAAACTACAGTAGCTACTAATAGACAATTAATCAATATAATTGAAGTATTAACTAAAAACATACAAGAAATAGAGGACAACTTATGATAACAGAATCAGATATTATCTTTGATAATTTAGCAGAAGATGTGTTTCCACTTCTTGAAGAAGCAATTGATCGAGAAGCATCACATATTATGGATGAATTTAACATCAACCCAGAAACAATGGTAAAACTAATCGAATCTTGGTTGCACAATGCAAATAAAAACGATTATCCACGAAACATCAATACAAAATGGAGAAATGTATGAGTAAAGCAGGAACATTTACCACAGTTGCAAAAGGTGCTAGTTATTTAGCACTTGCATTAAATCAAATGTTAAGACTAGCTACATCAGGTGCTAGATATGCTATTGATTCTTTTGCAGATAGAAGACGCTACAATATAGAACTACTTGTACAAGGTGCTACCATTGAAACTAAAGAAAATCAATCTGGTGCACAATTAAGTAGAATTGTACGTATTATGGGAGAAGTTGGAGTAGACCAAGCAATTATCACAGATGTGAAAAAGGAGTCATCATGATGATATTTTGGGATATTCCAGCTTGGATGTTAGTAATTACATGGTTTGTAACAATGAACATAGCCATAGTTGTAATCGCACATCTATGGTTATGGTTTGCAACGTTACTTAACAAAAAAAGGAATAAATAACATGGGAAAAGTTAAAGAATCTGAATATCTAATAAATGAAAAACTATTAGATCGTGAAGAAGATATTAGAGTGCTAAATAAGAAAATAAGCACACTAAGACTAGCTTTATTAAAAATACAAGCTACAGACTTTGATAATTTGCATGAAAATCTAATAAAAAAGGCTTTAAACTATGAATAACGTAGAAAAAGTTAGTAATACAGACAAAAGGCCAGCAATAGCCTTTGACGATGCAGGCGAAGTTGGAATAATACAAATAGCATTAAGAACATATAAAAACAATATGGAACAATGGAGAACTAACGGTGGAGGAGAAGATTTTAAAACTAAAATCAATGGATTATTAGACGAATTAGAAAAAGTAATGAAAATGTTTAACAAAAAGGGGTAAACCAATGATGATACTACACTGTGGTGGACGTAAGGTAGATTTTACAGAACTACAAAGCGTACCACTACCAGAACAAACAGACACTTATACACCTGTAGCATTTGGAGATTTAATCACCAATGCACAAGAAGTAGCAAGTGACTTATTAACAGAACAAACGTTCAAAGAAGGACATTATGCTTTGGCTGGTAAAGACCAAAGAATGTTCGCAGTATTGAACTATGAAGGAGATGACCCAGATATGGGAGTATCTCTAGGTATAAGATCCAGCTATGACAAATCTATGTCAAATGGATATTGTTTTGGAGCAAATATAACAGTTTGTGACAATATGATATTTGCTGGAGACTTTACCATTATGCGTAAGCATACAAAGAACGTATTTGAAGATCTCAGAGACCAATTAGTGTCTACACTATATAACTTTCAGAGAAATTCAAAATTCCAAAATATAGTTGAAGATAAGAGAATCATGCAAGATACACATCTTACATCAGATAAAGCATATGAGTTTCTTGGCTTACTATTTGGACACAAGGTCTTGAAAGCAAGACAATTAACAACAGCAGTAAATTGCTGGAATAAACCACCTTATCTTGAATTTCAAGGTAAAACTATGTGGGGATTGTATAATGCGTGTACAGAGGCATTGAAAAGTACGCCTCCTAATCATATTATACAAAAACACATACAACTGCATGAATTTGCAACAGCTTAAAAGGAGCAAAAAATGGTAAAAATACAACAAGGAGATGTACTATTTAAACAAATAGATCCATCTGAATTTAAAGAGTTAAAAGAGAAAGAAAGCAACCGATCATATACAAGTTGGGGAATTAAATCAGGACTTAATTCACCTGAAGTAGATATTTCTCAAGATGAAGACAATAGGTTGATACCAAATGATAAATGTACAGTTGCTTTAGGAGAAGCCACTGGACATCATCATCGCTTTGAAACAGCAACAGATGGTGTTATTGTAACAGGATACCAATCCCGTTATTTCTTTGGTAGAAATAACCCACAAGTATGTGATTACGTTGCTATAGAAGGTAAAGATGGATACGCTACATTAACACATGAAGAGCATAATCCTATTCAAGTACCTACTGGATACTACAAAATCGACATTGTGAAAGAGTTTGACCACTTTTCACAATTAGAAAGGAGGGTAGTAGACTAATGGGATTTGCTAATTACAACGAAAGAGCATGGAATGTTAGAGACCTTGAATTGCAAGACTATATAGATAAGTTTAAAAACTTAAAATCTAACAAAACACATATGTTTAAACGATGGTTAAATGGTAGTCGTTATGTCTTATTATGGGGAAATAACAAAACCATTAACTTTACATCTGATTGGTCTTTAAAATCAGATAAATCGGATGATCCTAGTAGAACAACAGAAGCCTCTATTGATATAAAAACAAATACATTAACTGTATTTGATATAGGATTATTAGAACAAGGAGCTAATGTATTTGGTCATAAATTCTCTTACAACATCACAATAAGCTGGCACTGGGGAACAAATACTTTATATGAAGGAACTAAGCATGAAATCAAAAGTGCTAAAAATTGTGCTGAATTAAAAAATAGAAAACAAAAAGACTTTCCATACGCTTGGAGTGGAATGAAGTTTGATTTAGACACATATAAAGTAATAAATGATCCACCTAAAAAAGTAAGACAAATAATGGATTATTGGAAAGAAGTTACTAGAATCCAAAGAAATGCATCTGCTAGAGCAAGAAGAGCTAATTTAAAAGCGTTAGAACGTTTAGATATATATCGTAATACTGGAAATATTAATGATATAGAAATGGAAGACGCTTTTAGACTTTTTAATGTATCTGAAAGACGTGAAGTCATTGATGCATTTGGAATGGATAGTATATTAGCTAATTGTGAAACTAAAGTGCTAAATAAAGACGAAATAGATGGTAGACCATATGAAGTAGTAAAAGTAAAAGTAGAAGATAAAACCTTTCCAGATGGTGCACGTTGGTGCAATTATCTAAGAATGGTAAATCCAAGTACATCTGAAATACACTTCGAGGGTATACCTAATACAGAAAATACGGTAAAAGAAGCGTTAATGTGGAGAGATGGAGATACAGAAAACTACGTAAAACCAATAGTGCTTACATAATTGTGAAGCAGTGTGGTTCCTACGGGTTTGCTCCTCCAATTGTTGAACTCCGCATCGTTCAGCAAAACTGCACTGCTTCCTTTATTTGCAAATTGCAATCACTGACGGTGGGGACACTAGAGCGTAAGGGCTTACCTCGACCTCCCCACTAGACGTGTAATAACATAATAAACAACAGGAGTTAGAATGAATAAATTCTACGAAACACTAAGAAATGAAGACTATAAACCATTTGTAGAAACAAAGGGTGGCGGTAATTTCTCAGCAGATTATTTATCTTGGGCAGTAATGCACGACTATTTGAAAAAGAATTTTCAATATGTTGAATACAAGATACATGAATATCATATTACCAAAGACGGAACTACATTAACGTTACCATATATGTTACTACCAAATGGAACTGCAGTAGTTAAAATAACTCTTACATTAGAAGATAATGATGGAGATAGACATCATCATGAAGAATGTTTAGCAGTGCGTAACTTAAGAATGGGTGCAGAAACATCTCCAGATGCTGCACAAGTAGAAAATACCATTAGACGTTGTATAGCAAAAGCAGGTAGTATGCTAACTGGTTTTGGTATAGAACTATGGTTTGGAGAAGACATTAAGGATCTTGATTATAGACCAGAAACATTGAGAAATGGTCAAAAACCTAAAGAAGGTCATATAACAGTAGATCAAAATATAAAATTAGATAGACTTAGCAGAGATCCTGTATTTAAAGGAACTGATACGTCTACTAAAGTAAAAACTTTAATTGACTCAAATCCAACAGAAGAAAAAGCACAAGCTGCTATTGATAAGTTGGAAAAGAAAATTAAAGAACTAAGAAAAAAACAAAAGGAGGCAGCGTAGATGCCATACGAGAAAATAGGTACAGTTAAATCTGCTACTATAGAATACGATGTTGAAAAACAGTGGGGAAATTGGAACCCCACTTTTGACATGTTTTTAACTATAACATACAATGATGGACAAGACTGGGACAATACATTAGAAATTTATGGAAACGTAAAGAAAGACATAAGTACTAATGATCAAAAGTCTTGGGGATCAGCATTTAAAGTAAAGAACTTCTTTGAATCTGTATTTAAAGAAAAAGATCTTTTAATGAATGATGATTATACTATTCCAGATAAATGGTGTGATACAGCAATAGGCAGACAATTTATGTTGTGTGCTTATAAAACTACTAAAGTTAAGAAAAGCGGTAAGCATTTCTGGGATACATATAAAATAGTAGCTAGATCAGACGCTCAACAAGGTACATTAAAAACAAAAGTGATGAAAGATGTACAAGATGGGTGGATTAAGAACTATTTTACAGAAGATATAGATAAAGATCTTGATTCTTCTAGTCCAAAACAAAATACTGCAAAAGCAGATTTTGATCTGGATATTTAGTTATGAGTAAACCAACTGTTAAATTCATAATTAAAAAATGGTTAAGAAACAGGTTAGATCATGGTATTGAAACCGTTGCTTCACATGAAATTGAAACAAGTTTGGTCAATTACGGAAAAGAGTATTGGGGGAAATTACATACCCCCAGTACTTATTCACGTGCTTGGAGAAACTTTAAAAGTGGAACCGAATTAGACGATATTGATGTTTCAAAGATTGAAGAAGTAAATAACAAAAGTGCGGAGACAACATGGAGACTAATAACTGGTGGGTAGAATACGCTACCACAAGTGTTAGCAATAGAAATCATCTTTGCAAAGCAAATGAGTTCCCTGCAATAGCAGCACAGCATCAAAACTTAGAAATATACAGAAGTATGTTTCTGTATCATGAAGATATTGTAGAGTTTGTTGCCAAAAATGGAACTGTAACTGGTTTTAATGGATTGCAATCAGTAGATAAGCTTGTTATTGACATTGACTATATTAAAAATGATAATAATATGGGCAATGAAACAAGATTAAAAGTCTTAGACGTAATTGACAACATGGAAAAGCTTTTAATACAACCAGAACACTATAATATATGGTTTTCTGGAAAAGGTTTTCATATACATCTTGGCAATGTATACGGATTTGAAGATTCTAATCAAGTAGCTAAACAAGTAAGAGCAACCATGCAACGTGACTTTGGCGAGCATATAGATATTATATATGATAGCAGAAGATTAATACGTGCTGGACATTCTTACCATAAAAGTTCAAAACTATATAAAATACCTATATCGTATTCAGAATTATCTGAACTACAATATATGGATATAGCAGAACTTGCTCAACAGATTAGAACTGATTACAAACCACATAAAATAAGTAAAGAACAAGTAGTTGGATTAGATCCAATGGATATGAGCCGTAAAAACATAGCAGAAGTTCGTAAAGTATTTGACAACGCAAAAGGTACATCTACTAGATATATTACTTGCGTACAGCATATTTACAACGCTGGGTATGTACCCAATAACAGACATAAACATTTATTGGCGTTAACCAGTATCTGGCGTAAAAAATATGCATTTGACAAAATAGCTTGCGATCATCTTGCTAGAGCCTATATGGCACAAATGGACAATCCATTAGATTCAGTTGAAGTTAGCAGAATTGTAAGTGATGCTTTCAAAAACGATTACAACTACGGATGTAACCATCCAGTATTACAACCTTATTGCGATAGCAAATGTCTATTATATAAGTACAAAAATCTTGATGAAGAAACAAACATATTAAATGCTGAACAAATGGTTAGTAAATTGATAGAGCATTATACATCAGACTTCACAGATAGATCTTTTGACTTAAAAGACATATTCCCATTTATGCCTAAAACGCATTTATTTACCTCTGGTCAGCTTATTACACTTATAGGCGATACAGGGTTAGGTAAAACAGCTTTTATCAGTTATATCATCACACAACTACCTAAGATAAAAATACTATTCTTATCTTTAGAAGTAGATGATTTAACTATGTCAAGACGATTCTTGCAGGCATCAATGAAAAAGACAAAAACAGATATTATCAATATAGTAAAAAGTGGAAATACTGAAATTATACGACAAGCAGAAAAGTCTATAGATAATATTAAGTTAGAAACAATAAGCCCTGACATACAGGATTTATCTAGCTTTGTTGCGGAAAGCGAGGCAAAAATAGTTGTAGTAGACACAATTGACAGAATACCAGCTAAATATGCTGGTAAAGATGATTTTGCTAGACAAGAAGTAATCGCAAATGGCTTAAAAGATTTAGCAATGAAAGAAGATGTTATTGTATTAGCAGTACATCATATTTCTAAATCAGCGTCTTACAACTTCAAAGAAACCAATACTTTAGATGTGCATAGTGGTAAAGGCAATAGTGCCATAGAACAAAAATCAGACCAATATATTGCATTTCAAGGTAAAGAAATGAGTAAGGCTAGAGTAATTAAATCTTTAAAAGCAAGAGACGAATCAAAGTTTGAATTGCTTCTCAACTACAATTGGGATACTTTCACCTTTGATAAAAGAAAATAATAGATAGGGCACAGATTCCTTTATTTGTGCCCTATTACCACATACCGAGGAGGTCAGTATGGCAATAATAGAAATTCATTTAAAAAATGATCAGCTATACAAAGTAGAAGGTCAGGACGCTATAGTATACGTTCATGATCATGACATAAATAAAATAACAACAATGACATTCCAAAAACAGGAAACGTTTAATGAAAACTGGAAACAGCATAAACCTCTTGGGATTTCCTTTGATAACGAGGATATTGATCCAAGACAAAGAAAGGACAGTATGGATAATGATACTATGTAAGCTAATTAAAATGTCCATAGGATATTCAACATTAGGTGGAGATAGTATTCAAATAAGCATTGGTGTAACTAAATTAGAAATATTTACATCATTTACTATTAAAAAAGGATGGTTTGCATGAAAATACCAAAAGCAAACATACAATCACAAATGACTCAAAAATTAATACATTTATTAAGTGAGTTAGAAATAACAGACAGACAAAGAATGAGTAGCGATGGTAAAAAATACTTAGATGACATATGGAAACTATTAGGACAGCCAACATATCAAGAAATTATAACTGCAAAAGAAAAGGCTACGCCTAATCTTGAGGAGGAAGAATGAGTGGCAAAGCACCAAAACAAAAAGGAAATAGAATTGAACGAGAATGTGTAAACTTAGCTAAAGGCTACGGTTTTGAATCCAAACGTGCTTGGGGATCTGATGGAAGATCACTAGGCTGGCATGAAGAAGTAGATATGGTTATAGACCTACCTTTAAAATGGAAAGGACTAGATCAACCATTCAAATTTCAAGTCAAAGCTCGTAAGAAAATTGGAGATCTATATAAACCATGCGATGAAGTATATGGGCAAATTCTCAAAGAAGATCGTAAAGAAGCATTAGTAACTATACGATACAAAGACTTGTTAGATCTTTTTAAAAGGTTAACAGGATGAAATCTCTTTGTCTGAACATTGGATTTTCCATAGGAAAATAGATTTCTTGAGAAAGAGAATGACAAATGGTAAAGGGGAGTAGGTTGGCGTTTACTCCCCTTTATAAAGGAGCATACTATGAAACAATATAAAGAATTTGAATATGATGCTAAACTTGCTGACAGAAAAATTAAATATTGCAGCACTTGTAAAAGATGCTGGGAGATTGATAAAGAAGCAAGTAAAACAGCATTTAATAGGAAAATAGGTAGAAAAATATATTCTTACTATGAAGATTTCCCTAGATATGGAAAAAAAATAGAAGAATGTGCAACTTGTCAAGGAGGATAATATGACATATTGGTTACAATCACTACAACAAAATGGATTTGATGTATTTATAGTAGTATATCTTGCATTATTATTCATTGGCTATCATTATTTAATGAGATGGTTCATAAATAACAAATTTGATGAACTATACAGGAAGTTAAAATGACAGCAAAAGAATATGAACAATTCAGAGAAATATTTTTACACCAAACGTTACAACTATCAGATGAAAAACGAATTGAATATACAGAAGGCAATCAAAACAGTAACGTATTATGGAACTTTGAAAGCATAGGCAAAAAGTTAGGCTTGGAGCCTATGCAGGTTCTATCTGTGTATTTAAATAAGCATTTATCCAGTCTTCAAAGTTATTTTAAAGATGGACAAGAGCATTCATCTGAATCTATAGAAGGACGTGTAAGTGATATTATTAACTATTTATTGCTTTTTCTAGCAATGAAACAAACATACGAAACAAAAAAAGGCATTCAGGACGATCCTGAGTGTTAAAAGATATAGCGCAAGTTAGATATAAGTATTTGGAAAGTTATTCAAATTAACAAACTAACTAAAAACCATCTAGCTTGCGTTATAATTTTTTTTTAAACATCTAGGTACTCTTCTATCTCTTCCAATTGCATTCGTTGTTTTTTAGCCCTTTCAATCCTGCTTTTCATTTGATTGTAAGGAATCCTAAAGAGTATCTCTGGTGCTCTTTCTACACCTCTAAATGGTCTATCGTCAGTTAATTGTTTTATCTGTCGTACAGCACGACCAAATGGAAACATAGTATATACAGTATAATTTGTAAAATCTTCATATTGACCTGTTAATAACTCACCAAAAGCCTCTGGTACTCTAGCAATAGGTGGCTTGAGTACATTAAGTGGGCCAAGCTTTGAGCCAAAAAACGCCATTTCTTTTTCACGCTTATCACCAAAGGTATAATCAGCTAAAGCTTGTACCCAGTCCCAAGGCGGAGGCAATGTAGTGTCAAACAGACTAAACATGAATGCACCGCCCAATGCATACATCATCATGTCTATAGCAAAAGTATCTTTAAATCTTTTATAAGATTCGCTACCCTCTTTAAACCCATTTAATTTTGCTTGCCTATAAAATTCTTTACGCATACGAACACTATTAAATACAAATAGTTTAAACCTACCTAAAACTTTACCCATAGAAGTTCTCATAAATGCAGGTCTATAAGCATTTTGATATAAAAACTGTGTCATTTCTATACCACGCTCAGCTCTCTCAAACACATATTGATCAGCCAATGATAAATCTTTACCAGCTCCTTTAAAACTTTCCACAGCTTGTAAGCCATGAGCAATAAAAGCATTCAAACGATTTACTCGTTCAGATTGCTTCATAAGATAACCACCTGTTTTCAGCATTAAATCTTTAACGCCATAGCGATTAACAACATCCATAACGTTTTCATCACGATTACCTTTTTTGCTTTTAGCAGCTTTTATAAAATCACGCTGAAAATCTTTAATATTAACTCCAGCTTTTTTTAAGCCACTTATCATGGGTTCATTGTATTCAAACTCATTTTTAATAAAATTGTCAATAACGCCACGTTCTTCTAAATATTTTAACAATTCTTTTCTATTGGTTACTTTTGTACCATCTAATAATTTTAATACAGCATTTCCTTTAGAGTCACTTAACAAAACATCATACACACGTTTATTATTAAATGAATTAGCATAATTTTTAGCCCCTGCACTACCCATAGTCATAGTAGCACCACCAAATATATTTGTTGTCCATGTGCCCGTATTTGCCAGTAAAGTTAATAACTCATACTGAGCCTCCATTCTTCCGAGATTGTGGATTTTACGGCTAAAATACTCCTTTCTAGCTATAGGATCTTTAGGTATCGCTTCACTGTTAAAGAAAGGAATAGCTCTTTTGCCACCTAATTTACTTTGATACAACTTTTCAAGCTTTTTTATAATAACTTGATCAGATGTGCCATAGTATAAATTCTTTTTATTTAAATGCAATAATTGCCTACCCTGCGGTGTTGACATTCTATCACTTAAAAAAGATTGATGACCTAATGAATCTCTAGCATAAAGTCTTATATAATCTGCCCACACGTCTACATAATTTTTATATCTTAATTTTTCAGGAATAGAACTAGCTTTACCCTTATACAGATCTTTAAAAACTTTTTTCTCATGATTATTAGCTTTATAATTTTTACTATTAATCATCATAAGGTCTATCTCATTTTGTACTTTTAATTTCATTAAATTTTTATGATAGCCATTAATAACATTATTCTGATAATCACTAACTATATCAAATGATCTTTTAAATGGAACCTTACCTTGTTTTTCAAAAACTTCTGCACGTAAATTTTGAAAATTAGGATCAGAAGTAGTTTTCATTGGAGCATTTGGATCAATACTTAATACTTCATTAGCATTAATAAATTGATTGTCTGCTTGCATAAGCCTAGCTGCTGCATCACGTTGCTCTTTAGGTAAGCTAGCAATATATTTAGCTTGTTCTACAAGTAATCCTTCTGGTGCATTATTAAAAGAATGATGCATGTATTTACTATAATCACGAGGATTAAATATCTTAGGTCTTTTTTCAGACCTTTTCATCTCTCGGTACTCTTTTTTGTTCTTCGGCTTTTCAATACGAATTAATTTTTCTATAGCTTGTTCGTGTTGATACCTGAGAACACCTTCTATCCCCACCTTACTAATAATATCTTGAGATTGATTTCTAGCATTTAATACTTTATCATTAAACAATTCAATATCAAACTTACCATTTTTATCATATTTTATATATTTATTAACCTGACCATAGTCTTTATCTTTATCTATTTTATCCCAATTAAAACGATTGCCATTTATATCTTTTGTAGTAAGCCATGAGTTTTCCATCTTCTGCCAAAACTTTGTCATCTCTGCATCAAGTTCTTTAAACTTTTTCATGTTGATACTTTTATCTACATTTTCTATATAAAAAGCCTTACCATTTTTATCTAAACCCTCTCTATAGTTAAAAAGATTTTCCATATATATCTTTTTTTCTGTTTGTGAAAGAGTTTCCATAATAGAATCTAATTTAATTGTTTCTAAATTCTTTCTACCTTGATACAAATTAATACTAGCTTCCATTTTTTTAAAATAGTTTGCTATATTACCCACTGGAGACATAAAAACTTTAACATCACGCCTAACAGTGCCTTTACTTGTTTTTACTGGCACATTTATAATCTTATGATAACTGCCAAATAAACCTTTTGTTTGCATAATTTCATCAACAGTTAAAGGATGTTGATAAAATTGAGCTAACTTTAATTCCATTCCAGATGTTGTATTTAAGCTATCCATATATCTATTAAATAATTTAATATCATTTAATTTAATAGCAGTTGCATCTTTGGGTTTATTTAAAACATTAGTAGTAAAGCCAGTATACCATTCATTAAAATCCCTAGTTAATAAAGAATTATTCTTTAATGTTTCTTGAAATTTGCGTACCTCACGAAGATCTGATTCAAATAAAGCTAAATTTTCTAGCTTTTTACTTAATATAATATCATTAATATGGTTAGATAAATCTTTTTCTTTAACTAATGGAGAATCTTTTAAGATTTCTTTTACATCTACTTCTTTTATTTTAATAGAAGCATCATCAGATTTAACCCTGTCATAAATCTTATCCATATGCTGATAAAAATTTCTTTTAGCTTGCATTGGAATCATATTAGACCCATGTATAGATTTATAATATTGAGGTTTATTTTTACCATTTTGCAATGGACGTATAGGACTAAGCAACCAATAATGAAAATAATCTTGAAGCATCCTATCAGGTAATTTTTGCTTTATTTCTACATCAGCTAATTGCCTGCGTGTTTTATGAATTAAAAGATCAAGATCAGCATTAGTAACATTGTCTCTAGCTTTGTCTTTACCTAGCTTAGCAGCTAAATCTTTAACTTCATAAGCTCTTTCTTTTATTTCTGGAATTAATTCTTTTACAACATTAACAGAACGTCCTTGTTTTGTTATTTCATTATGCATTTTAACATATTGATCTGTTAACAATTCTATTGTAGCATATTGACCTAATTCTTTACCTATAAAATGCAAAGCTTTTTCTGGGTCTGGTGTTATATCTACTATTTCCCCATCTCTTTTTTTCCATTTACCAGTAAACAAACCCTCTATATATTCTGGGCTAGCAAATGATAATTCTTCTGCAATTATTTTATAAAAATCAGCAAGTTGTTTTTCTGTGCTTTCACTTCTCCATACCATTTTTTTAGCTTTTGTATCCCACCTCATTAAGCCTTTAGTGGTAAGCATATGAGGATACAATTTAGCATGTACATCTTGCAGATCTTTAAATTTATAATTATCCACTTTAAAGCCAGCTTCTTCTATTAGTTTATTTAATTCAACAGAAACTATATCATTAGCACTTTTTTGATTTCTTAAAATATTAACAATATTTCCAGTATTATCTAAAACTTCAAATACAGAAGGAGAATATTGATTGCCATCTTTATCATAAAATTTTTGTTGAGGCTTAATAGAATTAACAGATTCTCTAACAGCATTAATTGGGCTATTTCCAATAGCTTTTTTAAATTGAACATAATTAGGAATTTTATTATTTGCTATTTTAGCATCGAATATAGAATTGTATAGCAAATCTCTAAATTTATTATATTTGATAAGATTAGGATCACTACTAGCATCTGCAGATACATTTACAACTTTAGTACCTAAATCTAAAAAATGCCTATGAGCACTAATGCCTTTGTAAGGAGAGTTCTTTTTTAAAGAAATCGTAACTCCCCTGCTTTTCGCTAATTCCAATGCTTTTAAAGCTTCTTTGTTCATCCTATTCTCATACTGAGCTTTACCTTCTCCTTTTTGTTGAGGTAATCTTGTATGAGCTAACTCATGTTCTAAAACAAATCTTTCCCATTGTTCATAATTCTGAAAAGTATCTTTTTCTATTGGAAAAACACCTTTCATTTTAGGCTTAGTCCAAGATTTATTATCCCACATTTCTTTTACACGAACAGGATCTATAGTTATAATTTTATCTTTATAATTAACTGTAGCTCCTACTTTAGTACCTTCTTGAGTAACTCTACCAGTTTCGTTATAATTTATAGTATAATCAGTACCAGTTCTTTGACCAAGTATTTCAACCGAACCACCATTGGCTTTAACATAGTCATACATATTTTGCATTTCTACTTTAGCACTTAACCCAAAACCTAAACCACCTTGACCTGTACTAGAATTTCTAGCTACTTGAAATCTAAAAGATGGAGAAAACATCATAGTTTTATTCTTTGTAAAGTCTTTAACTTTTACACTCTTAGGATCTCCTTCTTGAAATATCTTGTCTATTTCTTGTGCATAATCAGATGGTTCACCTTTCTTATTAAACCAATGTTTTCTTTCATTAGCATTTTTTTTATAATGCTTAATAAGATTTTCAGGCATACCTTGAAATATTTTTATACTATCAATATCCTTGTCGGCTCCTCCAAGATAGGTGTTATCTTTATGGTGCGTAAATGATCCAGTTCCTTTTTGATTCGTAAATCCTCTAAAACGCAATGCACGTGTTCCAGAGATAGAATCAGCAGGAGTGCGAATAGCAAGCATTGTAAACACTTGATCCCACTCTTTTTGAGTTGGTTTTTTAACTCCTTTAGGCATGGTTTGTTTCCCAGTATACATGTCCCAAACTTGGCCAAGAGTGTATCGTTCACCGAACAATACCACAGGCATTTTGCGAAAACCGTTGTCAAGATAAAGCTCTCCTTCTCTTAAAATCCTTGTATTTTTAGCAGGGTCTATATCAACATAATTCATCATGTCTTGAGTAAAGCCTTTTAAAATTGACTTACCACCTGTTTCAATGTATGGATTAGCAAATGTTTTTAATACATACTTGCGTAATGCATTAAAATAATTCTTTTGATTAAAAGCCATACTATGCTTAGCTACAAAAGTCCCACGCATAGCTTCTGCTAACACTCTATTAGTATCATGGAATTGAGAAAACGCAGCGTCTGAATCAAATTCAAATGATTCATGCATAGCTTTGTCTAGCTTACCTTCCATATCCAATCTCATTAATCTGTCAGATATAAGCTTACCCATAGGAGTATCAGCTTTATTTAATAATGTATCTATAACAAACTCAAATGGTAATTCCTCTAATCGAATATTTTCATCTTTATATTTTTGAGCAAATGCATCTATATCATTATTCTTTTGAAATTCTTTCGCAAGCTCCCTACCTTTTTGAGTGCCTTCTAAAGATGGCTTAACAACATTTTCTATATACTCTTTAGAATATCCTTTAGCTTGTTGCTTATTAGCCTGCCCCCAATATTGAATAGGCAAAGAAGCTCCTTTAATGTCTTTAAAAGTATTTTCATATGTGCCAGAGCTTATCTGTAATGTTTCGATAGGAATCTCTAAAACATTTAATTTGTCTGATTTGTAATTACCCTTTTCATATCTCAAATTGCTTAATTCATTAGCTCCTCTAAGCTTTGCAGAACTTTCATATACAACTCCATGTATATTATTAGCTTTCATCCATTCGTTTAAAGCTGGAAAAGCTTCTTGACCATTGGACTTAGTAGCAAAAAATCCTTTATCGGTTTTTGCAGCTATAACTGGTTTATTGTGTCCAGTCATATTAACAGTTCTACCCATTGCCTTACTTTGAGCGTCCATAAAATCAGATCTAAACTGTATCATTCCATCTGTATCTGACTTTAAACCTACATCATTAACAATAATAACATTAAATTTTTCTCCATTAGGCATGCCTTCAACATTTTCAAAACTTTGTTTAACCATAGGAGTCATTCTATTTGTAAACAAAGACATTCTCTTATTTAAATCAGCAACACTTTTACCGTAATTACCTTCAGGTTGAGTTAATAACCATGCCTTATCTAAAGGCAAGTTATTCATTTCAGCCATATTTACTACATTAGAAATCCATTTTCTTTCATGTAGTTTTTCAACTGCTGGAGTATCTCCTAGTAATTCTTTTTCCAAAGCAAGGGATCGCTTATATGTAGACTCTACACTATCTCTAGTTTCAAAACCTTGCTTATTACTTAATATATCAAATACATTATCTAATGTAATACCTTCATCTCTAAAACGACTTGTCATTACATATTCTTTATCTTTAACACCATGAACTATATATCTACCATTTTCTGCTAGTTTACTTTGTAAAAGACTAAGATCATTTTGATCAAGCTTATAAATAATCTTACCCTGCTCATTAAGACTTTGCTCCATTATCTTAAAAGCTTTTGGTTCAACAGTTTGAGTTTTAAAATTAAATTCTTCTTTAGCCATATGAGACATTAAACGAAATTCTGCTTCAGGTACTAGATAAGTAGCTGGCATTATATCAAACTTTTCACCAACAGTAACTTCACCAATTTTTTCTTTAGTAACTACACGATACTCTGTATTGTTTCCATCTATAGTTAATGTAACAAGATCCATATTTTGTGGCTTTTGCATTCTTGTTCTAAACCAACCACGCAATTTAGAATCTTGACTATTAACTGCCTTTTCTCCTAGCTCAGATTTTAATGATCTCATAAATAATTCTACATTAGGCATATCATTTTCTAAAGAACGCTGTGCAATTGCATCAATAGTACTACCTACTTCTTTAGTAGTGCCTAATTTTTTAGAAGTATCACTTATGTTTTTAGATATATCTTTTATATTAAATAATTCTTTTTCAGCTTTATCCATTTTATCCATACGCTGATCATTTAAAATGGAATTATTAATAACAATAGCGTCTCTTAATGGATTTTGAGTTTTATATAAAGATGCAGCTTTAGTTCTATAATAATCATGTATGTTTTTCTCATTCACATCTAATTTATTATCTCTTAAATGCTTTAACGCTTCTTGCCTATGATTAATTTTAGAACCATCCATTCTATGAGAATTTGTTCTTTCTAAATAAGACAACGCAGCCCCAGTGCTGCCACCTAACCCTTCAGAGTTCATCTCCTTAGTCATAGGATGATCTCTTATAATATAATCTTGTGCATTTTTACTAACGTTTTTCCACTCTTTAGATTTTTCTGGTCTAAAAATTTCTTCTGCAGTGCGATTTTGATTAATCCATTTTGCAGCTTCGGTCTCTCTAGCAGGACGAGTATTATATCCAAAAAATCCACCTAACAAATACTCATATATTTGCATTTCAGTTGGATCATTTCTTAATGTAGAAGGAATACCCATAAATGCACTAGCAACACCAGCTCGTAATAATTTATTAGCTTGTTCTACTTGCTGTGGATTCCCTTTATATAAATTACCTACGGATACAAAATTACCAATACCACCAAAGGCTCCACCAGCGATGGCTCCTCCAATATAAGAATCAACAATAGCATCTTTTCCTTTCCATACGTTACTTATAGCACTAGCAGACGCTAGTCCTAAAGCCTCTTCAGTAATTGCCCTAGTACGTGATCCATGTTTTAAAAAATCTAATGAATCAGCTCCTGTCTTTTTTAAACCATAGTCAAATAATTGTTTAGTTTTACGAGATGCAATCATTGGAAAAGCAATAGAATCTAAAACATCTATACCATCTAAAGCGGCAGATGTAAATCTACCTGCAACAATTTCTTTTGTTTCTTGTCCTGTAACTTTAGAAGCTAATTTAACAGCCCCCATAAAAGGAGCTTTTAATATTGCAGGTGCAAAACCAGCAAGATGACCAAGCTGTCTAAAAATAGCTTCACCTGTATTACGAGGTTCTTTAGGGATAAGGTCAAAAGTTGTAAGCCCTTCAATAAAACCAGCTTGTGCTTGTTGTAAACCACGTCTAAGAGAAAATTCACTTTGAGTTCTCTTAAATTTAATTTCATTTTGCTCAGCTAAACGTTCTAATTCATCTAACTGATCATCGTTAAATATTGTAGGGTTGCTTCTATAAGTTCTAATTAAATTTTGAACTTTTAAAGCTTCATATGGTGATGCCATTTATTAATATCTTAATAAAACATTATTTAACATAGTATCTAAATATTCATCTGTATTTTCTAATAAACTACTTGGTTTTAAATATCTCATTGGTTCACCTATATTACCTCTCATTGGAATTGCTTGTCCAGCTCCACTTGTCATAGGCATTGGTTGACCACTTGCTTGATCTAAAGGAAATCTATTTTGTCTAACTTGTCTACCAGTTTGACCAGACAATAAACGTTGACCTTCTCCTAATCTTAAAGGAGCACCTTGACCTTCTGTTAATCGTAATAAATTTGTTGGACTACCACTAGCTTTAGTTCCTTTTTTAGAAAAACGTTTCATAAGCCCTCTAGCGCCTTTTGCTAATCCTACACCACCAGCTACTCCACCTCCTATCATTCCAGCAATACTAGCTATTTCTTCTTCACCAGAATCACCAAATACGCTATCACCTCTTGAAACAGGACGCCATTCATTAGGAAGAAGACCAAATGCAGCAGTATCTACTAAATCAAATAAACCTTTTTTAAAAGGCTGGCTTTCTCTAGCAAACCTAGTGTCCATTATTTGAGCTAGTTGAGCTATTGTTTCAGCTTCTTGATCTGTATACCTATCAGGATTTTGATTGTAAGCATCTATTAATTCTAATATTTGATATTGATCCATTTTAACCTCCTTGTAAGCTAGAATAAGCCTGCAATATTGAATTAGCACGTGCTTGATTTAAAACATTTTCTGGATTATATTGCTGATACATGCTTAATAATTCAGGAGCATACTGAGGAACAAATCCATAATTTTGCATTTCAGGAATTTGCAATTGAGGTAATGCGCCATGTTTTGTTTCAAATTCTTTAGTAAGCAAATCATCAGCACGTTTTTCCCATCCTTTTCTACCAGCACCCATTAATCCGTATCTAGTAAATCCGCCAAGATTTTGCAAATCAGTACGTGTTAAATCTTTCTTTTGCTTAGCAAGATATTCAATTCTATCTCGTTTATATTTGTCTATGTCTCTTTTTTGTTTTTCTACATTATAAAACTGACTAAATATATCTGCTCCTGCTTTTTCTTTCTCAATTGCCCTAGCGTCCATTTTATCTAAACGACCTTGAGTAATATTAAATCGCCTTTGACCTTCTCCAAATTGATCATCAAAGCGAGCTTGTAACGCTGCTGCTTCTTTTGCCCTTTGCCCAAGCTCAGCTTGAAATTGTCTATCTTGTTGTTGCATTTTCCTATTTTGCATTACATAACTTAATAATGTATTTTGCAAATTATCTACAACATTAAAACCTACCATTGCTGGATCTATTGCCATAATAAACTCCTAATTAAGTAAAATTGGTTTAGATTTATATATCCTATTCATTTGTTTATCTGTTGGATAAGCTTTTGTAAATAAATAAAGATTTGGATATACTTCTTTTGCATGTTTCCAATCTGTAATTAACTTACCATCTTGTATAATTCTATTACCAACTACAGTTTTTTTAACTACAATTTTTTCTTTAGTTTTGCTATAGTCTAACGGCTCACGATCCCAATGGCAAATATCAATAAAGATATTATGCCTTACACCTAATTTAATAGCATTAAGCATTAAACTTTGCAATTCTTTATACTTAGGTTTATTTGTTAAAACTATATCTACATCCAATGTATTCCAACCTTGCGTAAAACCACTAGCTAACCATGTATCATATTTATTAACATTCTCTAATTTTAAATAATCCTTTAACCAATCTCTAAAATTAGAAACTGTAGGTGCTTTAAAATTGCAATTAAATGTATAATTACCGTATTGCCAAATCATTAACTACCACCATAAAAATTACCACCTGTTGCAACAGCACCTCCTCCAGTATTAGTAGTGCCATAAGTATTACCAGTATAATTTATTGTAAAATCATCTTCTCCTGCTGCCATAATATTACCTAACGCAGTTGTCAATGAATCTTGATAAGCCGATTGAGCATCTTGAAAATCATATTGCATACCTAATACATCAGATTGAAAACCTGCCATAGATTGATTTAAACCAGATTCATATTGATTTTGTACATTGCCTATATTACTAAACATATTTCTATTTTGTGCTCCAAAACCACTACCACCACTAGCTATTCCCATACCACCTGTCATTCCTAATAAATTTTGTGTACCTGCTAGCTGTTGAGCACCCATATCAAAACCAAGACCAGTTCTTGCCATACCCACTTGAGTATTCATTCTTTCAAAAGCAGTTTGAAGTTTTTGAGTATCTGGTAAAAAAGCTAAAGATGATTCATCTAAACCTTCTACATTTATACCTCTTGATTCTAAAAATGATATAGGATTTTGACCAGATGGATCTGTAAAATTTTGACTTAAATAATTATTAATATTTGCACTTCCCCAATTATAATTATATTGATTTGGATTAGTAGGATTAAAATTAGGAGCCGAAACTTGACCAGCGCCAGATAATTGTCCTAATTGAGTAGGATCAAAATTGGTATTATATTGATTAAGTTGTTCATCAAATCTTGGCATATTAATTACCTCCTGTAAGCCATGCATCTAATTGATTTAAGTTCATATTAGCAGCTTGTTGATACTGATTTCCATATGCTTGATTCATAGCTTTCTGAGCCATTCCTACAACGTTTGGATTATTTCCAGATATAGGAGAAGGCACTTTTAAACCAATACGCTGCATTAATTGTGCTCTATTTAAAGCATTTCCATATGCTTGAGGATTTACTGCAGGTGCATAATTTGTAGATTGACCTAATATATTTGTTACTGATTCTGGTAAGAAAGGATTAGAAACAGAAGATGCGGCATCAAATGCTTGATTAGATAGTGGCCCCATTCCTGCCATAGAAGATGTAGGCGGAGATGCCATATTTAATAAATTATTTGGAGCAGGTGGCCCTTGTATAGGAGCTTGTATAGCTCTAGCTGGAGCTATTAATGTATCAGATGCCATACCTGCAGGTTGATAAGCTTGCGCTGCTGCTATATCTGCAGGAGCACCTTGCGATAATAATTCACCTGAAGCTGTTGTCATAGGTTGACCAGAACCAAAACCTAATTTAGCTCCAGCTTTTCCTAATGATTTTTGTATCATTGGGTTTGCATAAGCAAATGCACCTGCTTTTAATCCTGTATTTAAAGCTTGACTTAAAATATTTGTATTAAGATTGTCTTGAAATTGATTGACATTTTTTCTGTATCTATCTTTTACAGCTTGGCTAAACTCTTTAGTTTTGCCTGTTAAAGCATCTACATTTTGACCAAGCTTTATAGCATCGTGTTGCCTTCCACCACCAAGATCAGCACCTATCCTAGCTCCTCCTAAAGAGCCTAAACCAGCACCAGCTCCTATTATTAAAGGCATCGCTAGTCCACCAGTTGCTACACCTAAAGCACCTGCAAGAGCGCCTGCTCCTAAACCTCCAAGTAAACCTCCAACTCCACCACCCATACTAGACCAAAAACCACCTTTTTTTTGCCTAGCATCTTCGTCATCATATTTTTTTTGCAAATTTTCTTGCGTTTCTTTCATTTGCTGTTGCAATAATAATTCACTCATTCCCATTTTAAACTCCTGTTAAAATTTTACTTCCATTCTCCATATTGAAGTAATCCAGTAACTATTGTATGAACCACCTAAATTACTATTAAACTCTATTCCTATTCCACAAAGTAATCCAGCATCTACTACTGGCATATTATCAAAATCACTCGTGTTTAATTCAAATTTTGTATTTGCTGCTATTGCACCTACACTAGACACGTCATATGTAGCAGTTGCAATAATATCTTCTACTTGATCTCCGTCATCACTTTTTTCAACAGTAATAATTACATCATCAGAAGATGTTATTGATCCAAATCTCATTAATATTTTATGCAATGTCATTTTAAATGGAGCAAGAAAAGCTGAAGAGGATAGAGTCATAGCTGTTGATTCACCCCCATCTCCCCAAGGAATATAATGCTTAGATGTTATATCGCTAGCTGAATCTAAAAAATTGTGAACAAATACACGGTAGTCTATAAAGCTATTTTTGTACTCTAATGCATTTACTGTTAACTTTTTTTCTACAAACATGTTGCCATCTGTTGACATATCAGAAGACCATAGTAAACCATTGTGTTTTAAATACTTTCTTAAAGGTTTATTCTTACCTTGAAAAATAACTTCCTGACCTTCACGTAAAGAATTAACTGAAGGAGGAATGTTAACAGATTGTATTTTATCTTGTTTCATATTTTGATTTCTTCTGGAAATTCTATCTGTACTAAAATTTGGCATTATGTAGCTACTACCTTTCTGCCTCTAATAACTCTATATTCAATAGATATATCATTAATATCTAATGAAGTAAGGGCATTAGTGCTTTCAAATATTAAACCAAAACTTTGACATATTACTCCACCAGTTATTTCCCATGTACCTATTTCCCAATCTGAAGCACTATCTGCAGTAACTGTACTAAAAGAAGTAGCTGAAGCAAAAGCAGGAATAACGCTATTAATATAATACTTTAAATTTAAAGCAATAGCAGCGCTACTTTTATACGTTACCATAACTTTATATACTTTTTTAATAGAAGATGGATCTCCAAAATCAATATCTTTTGTAGTAAATGTAACGTTATCTAAAGAAGAACTAAGAGTCCTATCTGTTCCATCATAATAATAAAAATCTGTAGCTGTTGAATCCTTTACTCCATAAAATAAATTTCCATCATTAGGATTAATGACCATATTTGTATATGAACCAGTAATTAAATTTGCTTGCTTCACAATTGTATTTTTCTTTAAATCAAAAATAGCACCAGCAGTAGATGAAGCATGCGTATTATATTGTATTAAAATGTGTGCATTAATTTGATCATACGAAATAATGCTTGATGCTGTAATTTTAGGTTTCCAATAGGAAGGGTCTACTTTATTTTCAATTAAATTTTTTATTCCACTGCCACTATATAAATATAATCCGTAAGGATTAATCCATATTACTCCATAAGGAGTTTCTTGTACTGCCTCTGGATGAAGAACTCCCATCCATTTATAAGACTCTTCTAAAAACCAGTTTGCATCACTAGGAGAAGCTATGTTAATTAATTGCATACTTCTTTCTTTAAAAGCAAGCAATCTATCTGCATGTTCTGATAAAGCAATATATCCATCTGAATCTCCACGTACAGCTTCAATAATATTCATCTCAGGAAATGTATCGTATCTATTTGGCATAGAATACATAATTCTATCAGGAAATTTTTTAGGATTAGTAGCTCCTCCTGAATCCGTTTCTACATATTGTATATTGCAAACAAAAGCTCTGCTATTTGTTACAACTGCATCGCTCCAAGACTCCATTTGATAACCAAAAGAATTGGTTTTTACGTCTGCTTGAAAACCATTAATAACTTCATAAGTAACAATAGATGGATCTTGTGATTGAAAATCTCCAGAAGAAGTTCCAAGTAAATATGTTTCTGCACCTGCAACAGAATTAGAATACGTACTTGTTATCCCTAATACCCAAGAATACCATTCAGCATCTAAAGAAGTTCTCCCGCCTTTTTCAAAATCCATATCTACTAATAATGCCCAAGGATCTCCACTATTTTCAACTCGAATATAAATTCTTCCACCAGTAACTCTATGGTTATAATCATCTTGCCCTTTTGCTATTACTCTCATATCCAATGATTTTAAATCAGTAATTTGAGCAGCAGTTAAATTTTCTGCATATACCTTTAACAAAGACTCTTGATTGCCATCATAAATAAAAGATTGAGCAAATTCAAATTGTTGACCAGTACCAATACTATAAGTTCCTTCATCATCGCTTGATTTTATAAATAAACTAAAACCTGTCCCTGCATCTAAATTGCCTATTTGACCATTTACTGTGCCATCGGCTAAATCACTAGCTGGATAAACATGCCCATCAGTAGGAGGCTCTAATCTATTGTTGTGTTGTTCATATCCAAAAATAGGATTTGCAGCTCCTGTACCTAACCATTGTGTAAAATTAATTAAACCAAACCATTTAATTACATTTCCGTTAGTTTTTAAAGTATCGCAACATCGAATAGCATTTTCTGTTTTATAATATCTTACTTGCATCTCACTTGCTGGAGAATAATTAGCACTTGGTGCTGGGCGTAAATCTATTTTAGCATTTGCAAATGGAGATCCAGAATCTCCTTTTGCCCATGTAGTAGCTGGGTTTACCCTAGTATATACAGCAATATTACCTGTTGGTGCATCTGCATTTAAAATTAATGTCTCACCTGTTGACTTAATACCAGTTATTGTAGCTTTAACATAATTTTCTGTCGTTACAGGTTTATGTAAATAAAGACTAGAGCCGTTATCTCCTGCTGCTGCTGTTCCAATAATTTGATACAAACCTTCATTTGCACTGTTACCACTATTTAAACTAACTAATAACCCTGTATTTACTTTTGCATCTGATATTTTTATCCAACTACCTACAGGAAAACTACTTACTAAATTAATATTATTGTTATTTGAATCATTTGAATTACCATAAGCCCATGCTGTAAGTAAGTTAATATTGTCACCTGCAGAATCTGTAGTTGTAGAAAAAAACAAACCACCACTTGATCCTCCTCCTTGCACAAGCCTTACTTCTATATCATCTAATGTCCCATCAAAATCATTTGTTGGTGTTATAACTAATATTGTAGTTAAAGTAGTTGTACCTGCAGTTAAATCTATATAAGAAGTTCCATTTGTAGAAATAGCAGAGCTTTGAGAACCATTTCCAGCTAATTTAAAAGTAAAACTACCTGAGGTTCTACTAGACAAAGTGTATTTTATTCTATATTTCATCCCTGATGATAATGCGTTAGAATAAGAACTATCATCTCCAGTTTTATATTGAATATAATGAGTTCCACCACCATCACTGTGTGCAGCTTGATTTCCATTTAATGCCCATCCACTACTTGTCCAATTTGCTACTTTATTTGACCATCCATGATCTGTAGGATTAGTATTTCCAGTAGTTGCAGGAGCAGTGCTAAACCAACTAGCTCCTCTACCATTTAATTCATCACTACCTAATGCATAAACAGTTAATGATGTTGGAGTGTATTCAAAATCTGTTTCAAATACACCTAAGCCGTATCCTACGTTAGTAGAAGGAACAGTATCTGCTATATCAGGAACTGTGCTAGAATACGATGTAAACCTTGGAGTAATGCCAATTCCACCTTGCATATCAACCATAGCATTTTGAATATTGTATAATTCATTATCAGCAATATCCCTAGCATTCTTTAAATTATTTAATCCACCAGAAAAATCGTTTAATATCTTTACTTGTTTAGGCATTGAATTGTTTTCCCCAAAATGTACATTGCCCATTTAGTATTTCGATTTGTTCCATTTGAAAATTACCTTTAGGTTTATCAAAAAATGTTACAATGCCAAAACAATGATTCCAGTTATGCAATCTACCTTTTAACCATTTATTCTTTTTAGGAGACATATCTTTTAAACACCCCATTGACCAAGCACCTATAGTTCCAGAATCTAATTTAGTTAGACTATGCCTTTGAATATCGTGAGTGTGTCCATAAACAATATTAGAACCATATGCTTCTAAGTGTTTTTTAGCATGATAAGTAGTTGCATAAGCTCCATGTATAAAATTTAATTTACCTAGCTTTAATGGTTTGTTATAAGGATAATATTTATATCCTCTTTCTATCCATCTGCAAGCATCTTTAAATCTATATCCTTTTAAATATGGATGCTTATCAACAAAATGGTCTAACCACTCATCATGATTTCCAGCTAATATATATCGTTCTTTACAATTAACTTTATCTAAAGCTTTATCAAATAAGTCAATGCCTTCATTTACTTCTTCAATTTCTTTATCAACATTAATTAATTGATGCTCAAGATTAGGAAGACGTTTTCCTTTAAAACACCATGCAGAAACAGATTCCCATTCACCAACATCGCCTAAGTTAATAAATATTTCAGGCTTAATATATTCAATTGCCTGAAGCGTAATATTAACAGCTTTTTCATCATGTATTGGAAAATGCTGATCTGGTATAACTATTGCTCGTTTCATTTAATCTAATAATTCAAAGTGAACTAAGTCGTCAAAATTATTATCCTTAGTCGTGCGCTTGCCTTTATACAAAGAAGAAGCATTCCAGTCGCCACCCCAACGTATCTTAACGCCCATAGAAGCTGCCATACCAAGCATAAAACCTCCAAGGTAATGGAAGTCATCTCTAGCATTCCAATCTATCGGATATGGAGCAATATCAACCGCTTTACCTTGAACATGTTTTCCAAATTTAGTTTTACTTTTGCCTTGAGCAACTAATTCATTTTGACGTTCTTGAGATCTTATGCCTTCAATTACAGTAATGTCAAAATATTTAACAACTTCATTTAAAACATTGACAAGCTTAGCATCAACGCCTTGCAATCTTTGCTTACTTCTTTTTCCGAACTTTGGCATTTCTTTTTACCTTTTTCTTTTTAGGTCGACCGACTTTAGAACCATATGTACCTTTGCCGTATGGCATTATTTTTTTTCTCCAAATACGCCAGCTAACATATCTGTAACAACATCCATTATTTCTTCAAAAAATACTTGCTCTTTTTCTTCTTTTACAAACGGTATGTTTATTTTGTCGTTTAACTTTGTAGCAAGCATATCTGAAAACTCATCAGAGGCTAAATGCCCCATAGCTTCTGCTTTCATTTTATCTGCTTGTTCTTCAGCTAATTTAATTAGCATTGCTTTTATATCCATTATTTATAACCCCATGTTATGATTGCAGTTAATATTGCCATTCCACCAAGTACATAATTACGCCAATTTTCCAATGATCTTGTTCGACCATTAGCTATTCGTAATTGCTCTTTAATGTCTGGCAACTCTCTATTTAAAATAGTTTCAATTCTTGCTAAACGTTCTTTAACGTCTTCTCTATAGTTATCCATTAATGCTTTCCATTAATTCGTGATAAATTACCTTTTACTTCCATAAGTATATCAGATAAATCGTTTAACTCTTCTACCATTTTTTCATGTCTTCTGTCACGAACTTCATCAGATTTATTCCATCTATCTATTAACTTTATAATCATGCCTTCCATATTTTCTAATGTTTCAGATTGACCTTTATTTTCAATCTTTAAATGTTCTAATGTTTGAGCTTGCTCTCCAGACCTTTTGTTTAAACTGTAAACTAAAAACATAAACATTGCCCCTACTACAGCAATCATTCCACCTTCTTGATATAATGCTAAAAAATCCATCAGCTCCCTTTAATGCATTTTAAAAATTTAGTTAATATTCGTTTTCTATTTTTTTCATTTCCATTGTTACGAAACAACATTGTCATTGTTTGACTTCTAATTAATGACTCTTGTTGTTCGCTCATTTCTTTTTACGCTTTCCCCAGCTTAGCGGATTAATATTAAATTCTTTTTCATAAAAAGCTACTTTTTCTGCCAGCTCTTCTCGTTCAGCCCTTTCTTCCACGATATGTTTACTAAGTAAATTCCCAATTTGTTCATCAGCAAGAGTAACTTTATCTTCCAATGCTGCCAATCGAGCCTCAATACGCCAATAGCCATATACAATACCAGCAACGAGTAAAAGGATTTGACCCAACCACTTAATATTAAGGGAAATGACAGCATTATCATCAATAATACTGCCTCTATAACTTCTAGCTGTTTGGGGCTTATCACTCACTTTACCTTAACATCTTCCCATTCATCATGTAAATAACACCAATTTGCATGATTATTAACC